AACGAATACCGAAAGAAGTTATATTACTACAGTACTGATTTTCGTTAACTAATTTAATTACCATGAGTCAAAACGACAAGCTACCTGCTGGTACCAAAGATCTTCCTGTCAACAATTACATTCCTTTATCAAATCCAAACAGTAGACCAAAAAAGTTTACTAAGTATGCCTACGTTGTAAAGAACGAGGTGGCATGGGACAGAATGCATAAAAAGTATGTAGTTGTTGAAGGTAAAGGTACACAAGAATCAGATAAAATACCACTGCTTCATAAGGATAATCGAAAAGCTTATGAAGATGCATGTGATGTCTGTAAGTGGCACTATAAAAACAGAGAAGCCAGGACATTGTATGTAACCGATGGTACTTACATTAGTCCAACTGCTGTTAAAAGAATGAGGGAGAACCCATAAAAAAAGAGCCAGGCTACCACCCCTGACTCTTAGTTGTGTACCACTGTACTGTCCTTTGCACATGGAAACTAACTCATTATCAACTTCTCCTCATCCAAAAGAAGCTATTAGTTCCTTATAAATACTAATAGCAAACAACTCCTTTTGTAAAGTTTGTGTATTTCAACAAATTTGTTGTAACCGCCACCACATTTGGTAGTCTCTACTTTAGATCTATCTTACACACACTATGGGTAGTGCTTTAAAGCGTGAGTTTAAAGTTGGTGATGAAGTTTGCCATACAAATAAGTTCAGCACAGGAAACAATTTTCGAAAAAGAAGACAGGGTGTAGTTCTCGCACTTGAGAAACGCCCTGTCAAAGGTGGTAAATTAAGGAGCTACGTTAAGGTTCTTTGGAACACTAGTAGCGTACCTTGTTATCATGCATCACATGCTCTTTTGTTATTAAAAGAAAGAGAAGATGCAATAGAAGAAGCAAGTAAGTTAATTTCTAATTAGCTTGCTGTTTTTTGTGGCTGGTATTTCTTGAAACGATAGCTAAGTGTTACATCACTCTTATCTATTTCTCTTGACCATGTAGCTACTGCTTCCTTATTCTTGGCAGGATCATAACTACAACCTCTGTAAGTTAATCTTGTCATAATACTCCTTTCGTATCTCTTACTACAAAATAGTAGGAGATTTTTTTATTTTATGTAGTTTACCTTGATACAAAAGTGTATTAATTACTACAATTTAATATTTGCTTAATCATTTCTATGTTACATTCTGAAAAATTAAAAGAGCATTTAGACTCTTTAAAAAGTCAAGGAGAGAAAACGTCTCGACTAAAAAATGCAGCAATGGCAATTCACATTTTAAATACGACTATTCGTGTTAGAAATGAAACTAAAGATATGTTTGAAATATTTGATGATATAGAAGTTTGTAAAAAAGCTATCGATTGTCTTATGGAAGACATTAATTATGATGTTTATACGGATGAAGACTAATGGCTAAAAGTCAAATTGAAATCGCTGTTGAGTTTCTCAAAGAGCGTGGCTGGGAGTTTCGACCAGCTGAAAAGATCGAAGGTGTCTTTAAACCTATCGGTAAGTATGATGCTAAGAATCCTGCCCAGGATGACTTTGGTATCTATGACAACAAGACTCTAAAGATGTATGCTTGCATCATTTCTAAAGCAGAGTCTGAAGGTAAAACTTGGAGGTACATTTAATTATGAAACTAACTATCGAACAAATACGCAGAGCTTCCAGTAGTAAGCTACGCAGTCTTCTTCAAGAAGACATTGATGTAGATTTACATGACATGATTTCTAAAGAACTATTTGAAGTTAGAGAAGCAGGTAAAGGAGAAGATATATGGAACTAACTAAAGAAGAAATGAAGAAGGTCATCATGTGGCTTGAAGATTATCATATGTCTGAAGCACATTCTTCTTTCATGAATCTTGATGACTTACCATCAATAGTTAACAAATTTCAAACCTATCTCAAAGGAGGAGAGTCATGAGTCACCCTGGTAACGATGAGATTCTTGAAAGACTTTATGAAGAGGCTTATAACGAGATAAAAAATAATAATTATCTTGGATTTGATGAAGATGATATTATCTTTGCTGCTCAATGCCAAGCACAACAAAAGTTTGAGGAACTACCTGAACCTCTCGACCTAGAGTAAGTCATTAAACTATTCTTTTGCACATCTACCTGGAGGAATCCAATGCCTAACCATTGTCATAACAGAGTTAACTTCTATGGAGAAGATAATCCTGAACAAATTAAAGAACTTCATGACATCTTTTCAAGAGGATTAGATGAGAATGAAGAAAAATCTGTCTTCGGTGCATTCGTTCCCGAACCAGACTGGCCTAAAACTCCACTAACTGAAAAGACAGCTAAAGAGTATTCATTCAGTGACCCAAGAGGTGAAATTGGTGAATGTCCAGTAATGATAGAACATGAAAATCCTTTTTATGCTGGACTCAGATTTAAATCTACAAATAATGTAGATGATCGATGGTACGAATGGAGAAATGCACACTGGGGAACCAAGTGGGATTGCTACGAAGTACAGATTGATGAAGAACTTCCGTATGGATTCGAAGTTACTTTTGATACTGCATGGGCTCCACCTGAACCAGTTTGTGAAGCTATCAGAGAAAAGTATCCTGACATATCTATCCAGTGGCATTACGATGAACCTGGCATGGAGTTCTGTGGTTATCTATAGACCAAGAGTAAAATAATTACATATATAGATGTATGTAATGGGTAGAAAATTAGTAAGAGCAAAAAAGTTATATTATTTAATTCTTGATGATGAATCTAAGTATTGTTTATTAAAGTTAGATGTAGCTTCTAAAGACTATGTAGAACTTGATCATGACTTAGATCTCTTTGCACTTAGCAGACTTTTATTTCAACAGGACAATGACAGCTACCACAAAATCCCAAACAAAAAAGAGTAAGCTCGACAGACTACCAGAAGATATGCAAAAGCTTCTGTGTGATGGCATCTCAAAAGCCATGCAAAACTGGGAAGGATTTCTGAAGATGTCTCAGAAATTTACCACCTACAGTTTCAACAACACCATGTTGATCTGGATGCAACAACTACAACGTGAGTTAGAACCCAGCTCACAGGTTGCAGGTTACAAATCTTGGCAAACTAAATTCAAACGTCAAGTCAAGAAGGGTGCCAAGTGCTACAGAATACTTGCACCTAGACCTATTAATAAAATAGGTGAAGATGGTAAACCTATCCTTAATAAAGATGGTAAACCAATGATCAATTTCATGATGTTCGTCGGTGTAAAAGTATTTGACTATCGTGATACAGAAGGTGAACCACTACCAGAAAAACCAGATACATCACACGTCATGAAGAACATGGAAGGAGATGCAATGCCTGGGCTTCTACAGGGTCTATGCAAGGTTGCAGAGGCTCGCAAAGTAGAGATCATTCGCAATGTACCTGAAGCAGAAATGGATGGTGCTCACGGCCAGTGCTGGTTCACTGGTGAGAATGGTAGAGCTAGTAAGATCAAGCTCAAAGAAGGTCTCAGTATACTCTCTGAGATACATACCCTTGCACATGAACTAGGTCATTCAATACTACACAATCGTGATGAGTACCTAGAGCATGACAGTACATCTATCAAAGAGTTGGAAGCAGAGTCAGTTGCTATGCTAGTCTGCAACTCTTATGACATTGACACATGTAAATGTAGTTTCGATTACATCATTGGTCACAACACCAGGAACAAAGATGTTCAGGAAAGTATGTTGACTGCTGGTGATCGTATCTACAAAGCTCACAAAGAAATTACAACTATCGTTGATAAACATCTTAAGGAGGTATCTAAGTAATGGCAATGTGTGACGTTTGCGGTAATTTTGATGATGAACATATTGAAGCACCTACAAAGATGTTCCCATCAGGTAATAAGACAGCATTACCAGATTATAAACCCGATCTTTATTACTATTGGGATGCTCCCATAGAGGAAGATTACGATTGGCGAGATAAATTTCCTAACGTCGATTGTATGTGCGAGATCTGTTTTGATATTGCTAACAAAGAAAAGAAAATTAAATGGTTGGAGGTATCTAAATGACTAACACATTAAATGAAGAACAAAAAAGACTATTGTGTGAACTCATAGATGGATATGTTTATCCACGATTCTTATGTCAATGCAATCCAGAAGTTGATACTGAGGGTGTGTGGGATAGATCTAAAGAATTTTTAGAAATTCGTCAAGTTTTAGATCCTGATCCAAACTTTGATATTGAAGATGAGGATACTTATCCAGACTTTTTTCAACATGGTTACTGGGAACATAGTAATTTTCACAAATTAAATACAGATGGATAAAAAAGATCAACTAACTCCTGAAGAATACAAACGTGTCATACATGTGCTCACTCCTTTTACATTAGGAAGAAGAGTTGATGATCAATATCATTTCAGGACAATAAGGGCTAAACTGAAGAGACAGTTAGCAGCTCTTGAAAACAATGGTTGGTATTCAAAATGAGTGGTGACCCCGGACTGAAAGATGAACCGATTCTTTTTTATTCTGAAGAGATGACAGTTGCAAAATTAATTTTTTTGGAATATAAAGGAATTGATATCAAGCTTTATAAAAAAGTAATGAAAAAATTAAAAGAATTATGATTGAAAAAATTTGGTTCACATTTAGTTTGATCTACGCTGCGATTATCTTTTATAGATACTTCACTAAACCAGTAATGTGATATGAAAAAGAAAGACCCGGTAGATGATTACTTTGAATGTGTTTCCTCATGTGACACAGATAATAAAAAATGTCACAATGAATGCACAGAAGAACTTAAAGAAAATGATAAAGCTGATTAAAGGGGCTCCTACTCTCTAAAGAATAGGAGCAAGTTGCCAGCCATGAGAAACAGCAAAAATCATGACTCCCTTCCGGATGGAAAAAACTGACGCTGTTCTTCTTCATTTTCTCCATACTATAATTAAGTTAAACACCCTCTCCTTCCATGTCAAATGAAAACTCTAGCATTTCTATCACTACCTACAGTCAGTTGTGATTCCGGTAACCTCGTTATTGTTGACCCGTGTTATCTTAAAAATTCGAAGAATATTGATAACCTCATTGATCGTGGCTTTGCCACTAATATTAATACTGAAATAGGAGATGGAGAGTTCAGTATAGAAAAGAAGAGAGACAGACAAGGAAGACTTAAACAGATAATAATCAATATAGATTAATTATCGTAGGGGAGGAAAGTAAAACAATCAAAGTATGCTCCAGGATGTATTGGTTCTAATACATTCTTTGGAGTTATTCCAATAATCTTACCTTTATTCCAGATAGTATCGTCTGGATAAGGTGGTCTTGTCCAGTAAAATTCTAATTTATCTTTGTCATATAACCAATCACAGTGATATCTTCTCCAGTATTCAAAAGCTCTGAACTGTTGCTCAGGTTTAGCACTGGTGCATTCAATTACTAATGAATCACCTGGTTCTATATTCCATCTCAGTTTCAACACTGTTTCCCATCCTTTACCTATCGCTTGCAGACCTACTTTACCTGTAAGTTGTTTCTTCAAACTACGAGCACGTTTATTTTTACGCTTGTGATACCAATCATTTATCTGTCTATTTGATTTACCTACAGCAAATCCTACATTCCATAACCAGAATCCGCTATCTAACTTACACCAACGATCAAGTATTACTTTACATAAATGCCCCTTGATTTTAAATGTATTACTGATACTCTTACGTCGTATTCTTTTTGACATTGAATGGAAGAATTAATGATGATGATTCAACAGGACCCAGAACTATGGGAACTGATTGAAAAAATAAAAGATCAAGATTCAACTCTTGAATTCTTTCTAGATGATGTAGCTGAAATGTTTGCTATTGAATTTAGAACTCTAGATACTAGTGATCTAGATGACAAACTAGATCAACTTTTTGGTGGCTTGCCTCCTAAAGCTATGGTGCTTGTACTTCCCTTGTTACATATTTCTTTAGAGAAATATATTAAAGGCAAAGCAGGGAGGTAGAAAAAGAAATGCAAAGAGGTTATGCAATCTGCACCACTGATCTTGCCCGAATACTAACAATTGCTCCATGTAAAACAAAGTTTATCTTTGTACCAATTACTAGTGGTCAAGTTCTTACAGATGCTATATGCTTTACTGACATATCAAATGCTAAGACAATTGAATCAAGAGCAAAGAAAAAGTTCGAAGGTATGCCAGAAACAAGAATTGTTAATGTTGCACTCCTTTATAACAGAATCGATAAGCAAAATGGATTATCTAATCTTTGACTTAGAAACAAATGGATTGTTGGCTGATGTAGATACAATACATTCGCTAGTAATCAAGAATGTAAATACTCAACAGGTAATAAGTTGTGCCGATCAAGATGGTTACACATCTATTGATAAAGGTATAGAACTTTTGATGAATGCTGATGCATTAATCGGCCACAATATTATAAAATATGACCTACCAGTGTTGAGAAAACTCTATTCTCATTTTGATACAAGTAAGAATTGCATAATTCTAGACACTCTAGTGATGTCTAGGCTATGGGCTCCAGAGCTAGACAGTCTAGACTACTCCAGGTGGTTACACATTGAGCCTAAATATAAAGGAAGACACTCTCTTGCAGCCTGGGGTGAACGACTTGGAGTTAAAAAGATTAAATTCAAAGAGGAACAGCAGGCTGAAGTAAAAGATGTATGGGATAAATGGTCAGAATCTATGCAAGTTTATTGCGAACAAGACGTAACAGTATCGGAAGCTCTCTACAAATACTTTCTTGCTCAAAAGATGGACAAAAGATCTCTAACTCTTGAGCACGAATTCGCTATTGTTATGTCTTATCAGGAAGCATTTGGGTTTCCCTTCAACAAACCAGCTGCTTTTGCATTATTAAATGAACTAAAAGCAAAACAAACTGACATAGCTGATCAACTACAGGAAACTTTCCCACCTATTGAAGAAGAAAGATGGTCTGAAAAAACTGGTAAACAATTAAAAACAAAAATTACTACATTTAATCCAGCATCAAGATTACAAACCTCTCAAAGATTAAAAGAAAAATATCCAGAGATTACATTTGAAACTACAGAAAAAGGATCTCCCAAAGTTGATGATGATGTTCTAGGAAAACTAGGTAATAAATATCCGGAAGCTAAACTATTAGCAGAGTACCAGGTACTTAATAAACGATTAGGTCAGCTCTCTGATGGTAAGGAAGCCTGGCTTAAACATTGTGATAGATTCGGAGATGGAAAAATTCATGGTGAGATTAATACAAATGCCTGTATATCGGGTCGCTGCAGCCATTCTCGGCCCAACCAGGGACAAATTCCGTCAGTGGGACATCCTTACGGTGCTGAGTGTCGTGCTTTATTTTACGCTCCTGAAGGATGGCTACTAGGTGGAGCTGATGCTTCTGGTTTAGAACTAAGAGCACTCGGTCATTGGTTAGCTTACTACGATGGTGGTGAGTATGCCGAACTAGTTAGTGATCCTGATAGAGATATTCACTTTCATAATGCCTGCTTGTTCGGTATACACGAAAGAGGTAAAGAGATTCCAAAGCTCACCAGAGATTTAAGCAAGCGTCTAATCTATTGTGTACTTTATGGTGGTGGTGCAAAGAAGACAGGTTCTATCATTGCACCTAAAGAAAGTGAACATAAACAATATGAAAAAGGTAAACAGACTATTGATACTTTCTATCAGAACTTACCAGCTATTAAGAAGTTAAAAGATCAGGTTGAATCAACTTTAAGTAATCGTGATTATTTAATAGGTATAGATGGTAGACATTTACAAATTAGATCAAAACATTCTGCATTGAATCAACTCCTGCAATCAACAGGAGCAATTACAGTTAAAAAAGCTACTACTATTCTTTATGATGATATGACTGATAAAGGATTAAAGTTCTTCAAAGACTGGGGATTTGTAGCTCATGTGCACGATGAATATCAATGTCTATTACGTCCAGAATATACAGATCTGTTTCAGGAACTTGCGATAGATTCATTCCGCAAGTCAGGAGAATATTTTAATTTAAAGTGTCCTCTTACAGGTGAAGCAAAGATTGGTAAGAACTGGTGTGAAACACATTAAAAGTTTTGAAGTAACTCGTTTATTCTTCTATTTCTTTTATTAGCTGCTTCAGCTACCTGACCAGCTGGTGTATCTGAATATTCTATATCTTCATCACCTTCTCTGGTTTTATCAACTACCTTCCCAAAGTTCCCATATGTAAATGGATTTAGGATGTTAAATTTTTCTCCTGCGAATCTTCCTATTGGCATTATGCTAAGTATGAATCAAGAAATGTTTGACCTTCATTTTTATTTTTCTTCTTATCTTTCATTTGATTCTTAACTAAATCAAGTTCAATTAACATATCTAAAACATCACTGCCTTCACGCATATCTTTAGGTAATTGATAAACATCAATATCATCAGTGCCAGGGTACATAGGGAAGGCACTATTATCATCTAGATTAGGATTCACTTTCTTTAATCAATTATTTATCTATTCTACTTTGCTTACTCTTACTTGCTAACTCTTTAGCCTTTTTTCTTCTACCTGCACAGTGTGCCTTCTGACTAAAACCTTTTGGATTATTACAGTCAATTGATTTCTTATATTTATCTGACCATGCCATTATTTTTTGTTGGGATAAAGACTTTTGATTCTAGCTTTACGTTCATCTTCTTTTTTCTTCTTCTCATCTCTAGCCTGCTTAACGTAGTCTATGAGAGGCCACCTGTTCAATTTCAAGGCATGATGCATCTTCGCCCTTCTGGGCAACATCAAAACATCTTGTAACAATGGCAGTTTCATCTATGTCAGCACCTATTGACATTTTAAATCCTCTGAATAGAGTATTGAAAACATTTAAGAACTAATGAATGCTATCCGTGCCTTTATGGAATCATCTTTCATTGTTGGATTCTTATTTCTACTAAGCTATTACTTCTAGGAGGTAACTATGGAACCAGTAAAAGCAATTGAACCCATCACAGAAAAGGATGAGATACAGAAGTTCCAGGAATTAAAGGAACAAGTTTTTGAAGAATATGCTGACTATTCTTTAAACAAACTATATAATTTCAATGAGCTGCTGATTACTACTATTCATCAGCTTCAATTCAAACAGATGGCTATGCAAGAATTGATTACACATCGTCTTGATAACATCTCTACTAAAGAAACAACTAACTAATTATGAACACTCTAAAAGCTGGTGCCACATATGTAGGCGAAGGAACTACAGAACATGGTATACGTTATGTCGAAGTAGCTGTACCTGCTGTAGGTAAAGGTGAAGATGTAAAGGTAAGGATCATCCCTACCAAAGCAGCAGGAGATGTACTGAACTCTTGCACTAAAGGAGCTAACCTACTCATAGGTGGACGCTTGTATAGAAATAGAGCAGTTCAAGGTGACTTTAATTCTTATTTAATACCTACAAAAAGAATAGAATTATTATCCAGTCGCATACCTTTAAATGAAGTAACCATAGCTGGAGCTTATTGGCTAAATGATAATGACATCAAAGCTAATCAAACCAGTAATGAAAGACACAACTTTACTATCCTCACTAGTGCTCCTCAACAACCACTGTTAAATCATGAGTACGATGACACTATAAGTTTCTCTGTAACATCATGGAAGTATGATGCAGAAAGAATATTACAGACAGCTCACAAAGGTCGCCAACTAATTGTTGAAGGCTACCTCCGTTCCTATAATGGATATGTTTCCGTTACTGTACGAAATGGTCTAGTCGAGATGTTTGGAAAGAAGAAAGAGAAAGAAGGTAGTAAAATTGATAAACCTGCTGTCGCTTCAAAGGTAGTGATTCAGGGAGAAAGTAAAGAAGAATTACCTATTTAATTCTTATAGTCCTGAGATGACTCTAAAAGCATCATGTTCACAACGTAATTAATTGTTTTATGTCTGTACTTAACCGTTATTCAAACGCTGAAAAGTATCAAGGTGTCCTTCGGGACTTCTGCAATTGTCAGATTCTAAATGACAAAGGCAAACCAGGTCTCTTCCTAAAAGATGAGATCCTAACTCGTATTGGTTGGACAGGTAAAGTTTCTGACTTTACTGGTGCCGAAGAATATGAGCACATGTATAACAATGGTGACCGCAACAAGGGAATCTATTTCAAGAGTCCTCGTATGCTTGTCCTTCATTGTGGTTTTCCTAAAGACACAACCTTTATTGAGAATAGTAATAAAGGTCAGATAGAAGGTATGTATCCTCGTGATGCACATCTCTATGATGAGTGGGAGCAAGCTAACCCAGGAAAGCCTTCTCCATTCAAACGTCGTCGTCTCATCCTAATCTTTTTAGTTAATAAAGATGGGGTCGCCCAGCACAAGAAACCACTATTACTATCCGTACATGGTGGTGCTTCTAAATTATTCACAGAAGCTTACAGTAACTTCATTGAAGAACTAGAAGCAGCCTTTGCTGAGTATCAAGGCTCCAAAGGTGGTACAGGATTTGATCCTAAACAATCTGCTGCTGCAATCTTTACTCCTACATTTGATGTTCAGATGTATGGTGAAGAACGCAAGAGTCCTATCGCTTTTCCTAAGTCATGGATAAAGCCAACAGTTTCTAAGATTGAAGACTTCTTCCCTAAATCAGATGATGATATCGATTTCTTAGAAGAAGTTTGGGAGACAGTCCCTCCAGCTGTGTATGCAAAGAGTTTCTTTGATCAGTGTTCGAAAGAGATTGGATTTCATTCAATCAAAGAAGGTGTTAGTTTAGATGCTATTCCTTCCTACACAACAGAGAAAGCACCAGCTTTAACTGCAGGTAAGAATCCTGACACAGGAGAGTTAGCTAACTTCTAACTTTTGTTTACATACATACAGCCGGGCATTGCTCGGCTTTTTTTAATGGAGATTTTTATGTCTAAAGTATCAGGAAGACTTTGTATTAAATTCGAAGTTGATACAAAGAAATTAGAGAAACGTCATGTTTCATACACTAATTTTTTATACAACATAGCTAAGGCTGTGCTCGTAGATTGGGATGAATACTACGAAGGTATACATCTCAGTATCGGAGAAGATGATTATGTGGAGGTTGACTAATGCCTAAGTACATTGTCAAAGAGCATTCAATTTTATACAAAGAAGTTGAAGCTGACTCGCCAGAAGAAGCAGAAGAAATTGCTTTAGGTGAGCCTGTTCATTCTGCTGAAGAGTATGTAGAAGTAGAGGAGGGTGAATTATTATGATTCATTATTTAGTTATTGGTCATGGTGAGTTTAAAGATCAAGAGTGGCGACACATGATGTTCAATGATGAACAACCAGATAAATATCTAGAAGCGAAGTTTATTCAAAGAGTTCGTGAAGATAGTGGTTGGGATGAGGACAAAGAAATCTATGTAGATTTCATTCTTAAATCTAATAGTATTATCGACATTAGTTATGGCTAACTTTCAATGTAAAAAACTCGATCCTCTTGTAGTAGGAGACATAGGTTCATTCTGTGTCGAATGTCTACAAAGCACAGCTTTTGGTACTGGTAGATTCGTTAATCGTATATCAGCTGATAGAGATGTGGTGGATGAAAAAGGTAATTATTTAGGTCGTAGAGATGGTTGGCTATGTCCTGAATGTAATTGGTTTGAATGTGATCGTTGTGATGAAAAAATTTATGATGGCGATGACTGCACACCTTATGATGTGTACCAAGATCATGAACCAGGAACATTTTCTGATGGTGCATACAGAGTCCACTACGAATGTCTAACTGACAAAGAAAAAGAAATCATGGAGGCTAACAACCAATGAACATGTCAACCAATCTTTATGAACAAATCAATGAAGCATTGAAACCAGTTTATCTATCTCAAGATGAACATGCTGAACTATTAAATGCTATTGATTTCTATCTGGCTGATCCAGATAATGATGAGATCGATCCCAGTATTAATCTATTTAAAGTTCACGACAGATTAGAAAACATTGTACTTACACCACAGGAGGACTCATGAACAACGCAATGATCGAACTAACTTCTCAACTCCTTAGAGATCACATAGAAGAATTGATGAAAGGTGATTGGGAAAAAGTTAGAGATGAAGTGGCTTTATGTCATGGAGCTCTATACGAATTACATGGACAGAGGATTACATGACAACTTATTTCGTGACAACACGACAGTCTTTCTATAAAGATTATAAAGTTGAAGCTTCATCTAAAGAGGAGGCAGAAAAGATTGTAATGAATGAACCAATAGATCATTACAATTCAGACTTTGGCGATGATGTCGAAGTAGTTAAAGAATCAACACTCACAGAGGAGGAGGAACTCTCATGATCCCACTACTTAAATTTTCTAAAAGCAATGGTAAGTTAAGCAACAGACTTATCTTCTCCATTCCAGCAGGGTACACCTGTCCCCATGCTGGTAAGTGTCATACATTCGCTGACCGAACTACTGGTGAAATTAGAGACAATCCTCATGGTTGTAGTAAGTCACCAGAGTATCGTTGCTTTGCTGCTATGGCAGAAGCTAGATTCCCCACTGTACGTAAGTCCAGGTGGCATAACTTTGACCAGCTCAAAGCAGCCAGGAATATCTATGTAGATCAGCATCCAGAAAGTCCAGGTAATTATCATCTAGCTATGAAAGATCTAATCATGGCTTCTCTAGATGCTCAACCTCACAGAGATATGGTACGCATCCACGAGAGTGGTGACTTCTGGTGTGAGAGTTACATGAAAGCTTGGATGCTTGTAGCAAAAGAACATCCACAAGTTAAGTTCTATGCTTACACAAAGTCATTGACAATGTGGTATCACTTACAAGATGACATCAGTAGTAACTTCTATCTCACTGCATCCTACGGGGGTAGTGAAGATCATATGATCAAACAGTTCCCAGATGTTTACAAGCGTGTAGCTTATGTGGTTTACACAGAACAAGAAGCTGCAGATCGTGGACTAGAAATAGATCATGATGACTCACATTGCTTTGGTGACAAACCATTCGCATTGCTGGTTCATGGCAGTCAACCAGCAGGATCAGAAGCTGGTGCTGCTATTTCACAACGTAAAAAAGATGGTGGCTTCATTGGCTACGGCTCTAAAAAATAGTAAAATTAAAGAACCCTTTGTACACAAATGACTACTACTATGATCTTCTTAAATGAAGGTCAAAAAATGATCTATGGTCGTAAGAGAATCATGGATACATTCTATAAAGTTCATCCTGTAGGTAAAGAAGTCCTGGAGGATGAGATCGGAGAGATCACCTTCGATGATGACCACGTTCTACTTAATGTAGAAGACAAAATTCTACGTATCAAAAAATCAGAAGTAATTAAAAACTTCTGGGAACATAGAACTCGCACTCCAAGCTATTTTGATTACAGAATCTGGAGATCAAGACCACAAGAAGGTGGTAAATATATTGGAGTTCCTGTAGCTAAGATTGATCACAATGCTCAGGTAAATAGAATACTTGGTTCAGATATCAAAGTATCTACAGACAAAGATGGTACTAAATGTATTTACTTTGTTACTCCTGTAAATAAATCCTGCACTTGTGGTTCATTCAATCAGATGAAAGAACACGAAAAAGAATTAGCTGCAGAGTTTAGTAAGCACTGTCCAGAGATTGATTTCAAGCCTGTGTGTAAGCACATTAGATGGTATGAAAATCAATTATTATTACTGGCTGACATACAGTTAGTTAATAGTAGATACCCTACCAATCATCCTCGTGTCTGTGTATATCAATATGATCACAGAAGAAGAAAAATTCTGTACAAGATCACTGATAATCGCTATGATTCCAATACGGAATGGGTTCCAAAAGACAGTTGGAAAGAGAAAGATGTTTATGATCCTTCAGGTATGCCAACAGGTAATTGTTGGGAAGTATTAGAAGGAGCTTTATCTCAATCTATTCCATACAAAATTCACCATTATTCTGCTTCTATGGAAGCAATAATGAACCGTTCATCTTATCCAAAATCAAGGTACTAATCATGTCCGACAAAACTTCATTCAGAGAACTATCACAATCAATCCAGCACATCGATATCCTCAGAGATATGCCAGATGTAGCTGAAGATGAAAGAGAAGAGATGCGTCAGTACATCGAAGATCTTACACATCGTAGAGCTGACAAATTAGATAACATAATCTCAATACTAAAAGATTGTGACAGACGTATAGAGGTTCTCGATAAAGAGATGCAGGAGATAAAAGAAGCAAAAGAAAAATGGAAAAAGAATCACAAGATGATTGCTGACATTATCAAGTTCTGCTTCCAGACAAATCTCATAGAATCAAAACTAAATGGTAACAAGTTCCAAGCTACTATTGCCAACAACAGTCCTAAAGTTCAAGAGGAAATGCACCTCTGGGATGATCAGGACAAAGCCAGATATGGTATCACTAAAACAACTACAGTAGTTCGTAACTCAGATGGTACTGTACTTAGTGAGAAGAAAGAAGTCACAGCAGATAAAGATAGATTAAAAGTTGATCTACAACAAAAAGTACCTGGTACTCCAGTGTCTGCTCATCTGTTACCAGTTATCAGGTTGTCTTACAAACGTCGCACGAGGATTAGTTAAATGGAAACACTAGAAAAAATATTTACAAAAAAAGATCTAGAAAAAGAAAGAGATGAAGGTTATGAATTTGGTTTTGAATCTGGAAGATTAAATGTCTTCGAAGATTTACTCAAAATCCAATATGTAACATGGTCTGTTCATCATGTGAACAATAAAGAATGGAGTCTAGGTGATAAGAATCTAGACCATCCATTAGATCACAATATAAATAAACCACTCAAAATTGTTTATAACTATCATTGGTATGATGAAAATTATAAACAATACAATGAAGATCTATATGGTCGTGCGAAAAACAACACCATAGGTGAAGTTTGGAAAGGCATCGATAGACTTTACGTAAAGCATGGGTTGGTAGGTACAGATCATAAGTTCATAGAAGATATAAATATTGAAGGTAATGTTCTTAAATTTTATACAGGGTCTTAAGTCACATTTAATCTTGATTCCATGACTCCCTCTTGCACATCTGTAAGGGGGAGTTACTATTTGTGAAATTTTAAACGATGAAACTTCGTCCTCTACCAAAGTACACCCAACTTGAACTCAACTTTAACCAAAATGCTATCTCCATTCAAAAGAAAAATCTTACAGAGAATGGGACTGAATCATGTAGCTTATCACGGAAACAAAAACTGTAATGAAGATTGGCTCAATGGATATTTCCAAGCCAAAAAAGATTTAGAGATGCAGTTAAACCAGATCAGAATTACCACTGACGACCTGGATTGATTTTCCTGATAAGAGTTGTTAGTTTAATGGTGTACGACATTGAACTTTCATGTCAAATAAAAAGTTAAAGTATAAAGGTAAACCTTCTGAAATATTAGATCCAATTGAATTCGAAGGTTGTGTTATTAAAAGTCTCAAGCATGGTAACACCGATCAGATTCTATTTCGTTACCCACGAAGAGAAGATGGTGAGCCATGTTGGACAACTGATATAGACAAAGCAAAATCTAGTATTCTTTATTGGAAAAAAACTAGAAGAAGCATTTTAGAATCGTACACGTAACCAAATTATTATCAGTGAAAACAGAACTCAGTAACACATTAATGGATGATCTAGCTTGGAGTATATATGAATATCTCCTTGATGAATCTACTGACTTCCAGGGTGAACATATTGTGCTCCTACCAATCACAGTAATCGCCAGAAAGTTTGATCGTAATCATCGAACAATAAGCAGACGGTTATCTGCTTTACGAGATGAAGGACTTATAAAGACTATTATAAAAAAAGATTATGTTGCTTTGTATCACATCAACGACCAAGAGGAAAATGATTGAAGTACAAGATGATTACATTCAAGGCGAAGGTTATATTGCCGTAGAGTCTTACGTATCAAAACCTGAACCTTTAATTTTTATTTACAAACAAGAGGACAATGACCGAGCCAGCTGAAAGAAATTACGAACAGGATATAGCTTATATACTTTCATCATTCACTGATGGTGGTAAATCTTTAAGATCATTCTTTAATCATCCACAAGAATTAGGCATCTGTATTTTGACAGCTGGTCTACTATCTAATTCAAAACTCATGCTCTCCCCCGATGATGCAATCAATAGTAGTTTCGAACTTTACAGTAAGATTCAACAGAAGATTGGTCAGTACCAGAACATGTCTTTTGCATCTAACGTAGAAGATTGCTTCAAGCATCCAGAAGTTGAAGGTGATTAGAGTCTTGCCATAGTTCAGTTCCTAGTTACTATCTGGGCAATTGCACTATTACTTTGACTGTAATTACTATTGATGCAGAAGTTTTAGAGAAAGAAATATTAAAATCAAAAGTTTGTACAGCTTACTCTACTAAGAACGACAGTTCTCAGTACGTGGATTACAAATCACAAGGTGATACTAGGTTAACAATAAATGGCTCTCGACATTACAAAACACCCTTCGGTTCTTTACCTTCTGTAACAACAATACTTGGAGCTACTCAAGGCAGCAAAGCAGCATTAGAAAGATGGTCTAAAAAGAATCCAGGTAAAAAAGAACAGGCAGCTCGAAGAGGTACTGCTGTTCATGCCAGGATGGAACATTATCTTTTAGGTGAAAAAGATTTTAAACATGAAGAGAACGAAGATCCAGAATTTTTAAAAGAAACAGTTGAACCATTCTGGGATGGTTTACCTGAGAAATTAGATAAATTTGATAAAGTGATCTGGGCAGAAAATCCTGCTAACAATGACTTCCAATGGACTATTGGTGGTGATGGTATCAGTAGAGTATGGTCACCTGGTAATCATGAAACAGAAGTAAGAGGTTGGGCAGGTGCTCCAGATATTATTGCAACCTATCAAGGTAAGGTTGTACTTGGTGATTTAAAAACTTCTAATGGACTTTACTATGGCAAATGGCCTGGTCCAGATACACCAAGAGAAGAATATGGAATGCGTCGTGCAGGTTTCATAAAATATCAGAAGTGCTGTATGCAATTAGCTGCATATGATATTGGTATTCAACATACAATTGGAATTAAACCTGACATCCATATGATTATCGTTTCAACTATGGGAAGAAATCAGGTATTTGCTATTCAAGGAAGAACAATACAGAAATATAAAGAGAAATGGATGAAATGTGTAGATAAGTATTATGAGGAATTCCACAATATTCCCGAAATCGAAATGGAGGTAGTGGATCTCGACAAGCTCAAAGGATAAATCTATATGCATTACATTATTTTTATCACGAATTGACTGGCAAATTTGTTAAAGGGCGATAGTCTTACGTGGTCAAAACAAATAAATCATTTTGAGTATTAAATAGTGTCAACAGCTGTCCCAGATCCTGATAAGAATTTAAATCCCGGAGAAGTTAATCCGGATTACATTCCTCATGATTGGCCACTAACTCCTCTTCAAGGTAAAAAAGCATACATTCCTGGCTGGACAAAGAATCCTTTCACACTTGCAGAAATAAAGAAAGAATTAGAGTCTGGTAAAGCAACAGGAGTAGGTTTACTCTGTGGTCAGTTCTGTAATGAATATGGTCTTATCTTCGTAGACATTGATGGCAAAGAAGCAATACCAGCTATTGAAGAACTTGGTGGTGGTCCTTTAGATACAATCTTCCCTCCAACATTAACAGTAAGCAGTGGTAAAGAAGGAAAGCTAAGGATGCTTTTCCGTGTACCAGTTGCTCGTATCAATGAGATCCCAAATAAAGCGACTATAAAACTTGATAAAAATCCTTGGGAGATCTTATGGAGATCAAGACAAGGTGCTTTGATGGGTGCTCATCCTGACACTGATGGTTATAGAACTCTACCAAACAAAGGTTTCGAATATGCAAATAAACTTCCTGATTTACCTGAGTGGTTATATGGTGCGATAAAAAATGCTTACCCTTCATCTAAATATCGTCGTCGTGCAAATAATCCAACTCCTTTTATCGGTCAACATATAGAACTAAATTATGATGATGACAGTCAATATACTAAAGAACAATTAATTCAAGAAGCTGCAGGATATCTAAAACATTTAAATATAGATAGATGTAATGACTATGAAGAGTGGCTTGCTGTAGGTATGTCACTTCATCAAATAGCTGAAGAATTACTTGCTTCATGGATTGGATGGTCATCTAAATCTGATTCATTCCAACCAGGAATCTGTGAAGAAAAGTGGAGAAGTTTTGAACGCATGCCCGGTGGTCCTAACCCTCCAGATGGAAGAGGAATGAAGACCCTCAGAGCTATGGCTAAAGAGGATGGATGGGTCGATTTAGGTGGTTATACAGCTTTCTCCATAGATGAACTTAAACAAAAGGTAGAGGAGCAGCAGGCAGGTGATCAGCAGATGTTAGATAACCTCCTACATTCCCTTACAAATGATGAAATGGTCGAAAATATGCCACAGACTCCATTGTTCAAAGCAATTATGGATCTACCTATGGGTCCTTCTAAAAAAGGTGGTAAAAGTAAGGATGGCAGAGTAAAGAATCCACCTTCATCAGATATTGCTGATCTATTACATGAATGGTGTCTAAATGTTGGTTGGTGTTATGACCCACGCTTTGATACTTTCATGTTTTATATACCAAACAGAGGTTTTTGGAGACGTGAGGAATACAGAAAAGAATTTGCTCATATAATTCAAGATGAATTAACCTGTAATCGTTCTTATACACCAGCTGGTTTCAGTTCTAATTTAGTAAATGATGTAGTAGAACTACTAAAGCAAAAGATATGTCGTACACATTGGAATGACAGCACAGATAAAATTGTATTTACCAATGGAGTTTTAGAAGTATCTACTGGTGAGTTTACCGAACATAATAAAGAAGATTATATAACATGGGGTCTGGATTTTAATTATGATCCAACAATTAATCCCGGTCCTATAACTAAATGGATACATCGTACACAATATGAAGATGAAGCTAGAGTTCAGGTACTAAGAGCATGGCTACGTGCATGTCTCGTAGGTCATGGTCATGAACTTCAAAGATTCTTAGAAATAATTGGTCCAGGTGGTAGAGGTAAATCAACTTTTGCAAACTTATGCTGTGCTTTAGTTGGTGCAGGTAACTATGCCAGTACAACTCTCAATCAATTAGAGCAATCAAGATTCGAATTATCTTCTATAAAAGGTAAGAGAATGACTCTTATCAATGACTCGGAAAGATATGGTGGATCTGCTCAGGTATTTAAAGCACTAACTGGTGGAGATAATCTTCGTTATGAAGAGAAGATGAAGAATATCGGTGAACCATTTGTCTATATGGGAATGGTCATGGTGGCAGCCAACGAGCCCATACAAACAACTGACAACACTAGTGGTCTAATACGTCGTCGTTTAACCGTAGAGTTTAACAGAAAGCTATATGATAAGAGTTCTGAAGCCAAAGACATGATCAAGATAGAAAAAGGTCGTGTAGTTGGTGAATGGAAGAACTATTTACCTGGACTAATCAACTGGGTTCTCGAAATGGATGAGAAAGAGATGCGTCGTTATCTGTTAGATACTTACGAAGCAGCTCCAAGTCTCAAGAAAGTAAGAAATACTATCATGCTTACCAGTAATAACCTCATTGAATGGTTACAATCGGAGATTGTCGCTGATAATGACAATGTTGTACCAGTTGGTAAGAAGATTCCTAACACTGATAAGGATATGACCGAAAGATATTTCAACAGCAACTTTCATTTATACCCTAGTTACTGTGAATATTGTGATTCAACAGGATCAAAAGCTGTAGGACAGAAGAGATTCATCTCATTACTACTAGATTGCTGCAAAAGTCAGCTAGATATGCCAAATATCATTACTTTTACTAAAAAAGGTATGCCTTTATTCAAAGGATTAGCCATAAGAAAATCTGATTCTAAGTATCTTCACCACGATACTATACTTCCAGAGTCAGATCCTCATGTCTAATTTAGTAAAAAACGATAATTTAGATGATGATGGTAACTGGGTAGTAAATTTTAGGATAAGTATTGAAGATGTGAGAATGTTATACACTTATGCCGATTTTTATAGTAAACATGCTAAAAATTTAGACGCAGTTTTATCTGAACAAGATATAAAAAATAATGAATGTATGAAGAGTCTCCTGTATGCAATGATTTTAGACTATAAATTTTCTCAGGAATAAAAAAAAGCAGCTAAGTGGAGACTGGTTGACACCACCTAACTACTTTTCTCTACCACAAGGTGTGAAGCTGTCAAAACTTATAAGACACGGACTTTACGGGTGTAAGCCTGGTCAAGGATTAACAGCGTTGTTCAACCCTTACGTAATTAATGTAGCAGCTGATTCAATATATGCAATAAAATTTATTTATCCTGACAATAAAAAATATTAATAAGTATTTATTACTAGTTCTAGGTATTAATGACTTTAAAATATTAAGGAAACCTAAACTCATCCTTAAATGACACAAGTTACAGAAAGTGGTGGTCGTCAAAACATTTACAGTATTGAACCCAGACCACAAGTTGATCCTAATTATGTAGGCTATCCAGAGGATGCCGAGAAAGTTAATGGTAGATGGGCAATGCTTGGCATTGTTGCTCTATTTGGTGCTTATGCAGTCACAGGTCAAATCATTCCAGGTATATTCTAATGACAAAATCAAAAGCCCTAGAAAAACAGAAAATCCTTGCAGAAAAATGGAATGGAAGACTAGCGATGGTAGGTCTTGTTGCAGCTGCAGTATCTGATTTACTTACAGGACACATGTTTTTTGGCATATTCTAATGCCTGAACTGTCATTAATGAATGACATCACACCTTTTCAAGCAATCCTATGGTGTTTTTACCCCATAGGTTTTGTTGTTCTTTTAGAACTAACATTACGTGCCATCAATGATGATGATAATGATGATGATCAGGATGGAGGTGGTGGTGTTATGACCCCTGTTTATCAAGGAGCCTGATGAATTATTTACTTTTTACTATTTTTATAGCAGCTTACCTTATTACTGGAATAGGGTCGATGGTACTCGCATGAAAAGAATACTTCACAGCCCATACTATCCATTAATTGAATTTATTTTCTTCATTGCTATAGGAACAATCGCAGGAATGAATGGTCTATTAGATGTATAAAATTGAAAAAATTTCAAAAAAAGTCACCACTCCTGAAAGAATAGTGATAAATTTTATGATTTTTTTAATCGTCGTGGTCATCCCAAGGATCAGTTAGATTCTTATTAGGTGGTCCGAATGCTGTATACAGACCATAACCTGTAATAAATAAGAGTAATGCCAAGATGATAACAACTATTTGACCCTCTGGTGGAAGTCCAGGATAATTACCATGTTTAATTAATGGTTGTTTCTCCCAAGTACCAGGTAATGTATATACAGAAGGTCTAGATAGAAAAAAATTTACTATCTGCATGTAAGTAAGAAGCTATTTATCTTACTTTATCTAGTTTATATAATTGATCAAGCAACTAATGCTTTTCCTTTAGTTATAGCAGCATCTATATCTGTAAAATCTTCTGTTGTCCAAATAGAAGTTGTTTCATCTTGTTTTTTGTAAGCCTTAATAATCTCTAAATGATCTACATTTCTTGTAATCATTTCTTTCCACTCAGCTTCAGTGTCTGTAGATTCTGTTCTTGTAACATAAGCAGCAAAATTAGCATCAGCATTAATTAATGTCACACTGTCACCGGCAGCTGAAAAAATCGCTGCAATTTCGTCGGCTGTCTTTTCTTCCATTTCTTAAAAATTTTTATTTATTTAAATTATAACAGCAATTTATGCAGCCTTCAAAGCATTTACTTCTGCAGATAATTCTTGTATTGCTTTTATAATCACAGGTAATAAATGACCTTCTGTAGCTTCTAATTTATCTGGGTTGTCATCTAAAACTAAATCAAGATAATCAACAGAAGTTGAAGATTCTAAAGTCTGAAGCTCCTGTGCTATGAAACCTGCTCTGTATTTACCATCTTTTATGTTGCCATCTCTTGTTGCCCATTTAAACTTTCTAGGTTTTAAGCCATTTATAAAGTCTAATCCTATTGGTAAATCAATAATTTCTGTTTTATCTCTCTCATCTGACAAAGAACTAATTGAAGTATCATTACATCGTAAATTGTTTATATTACTATCACCTAAAGTACATTGATTACTTACACTGACTGAAGATGGTGCTGAGTTTATACCTAAACAAATATTATAACCACCACTCATATGTCCACCACCTGCATTTCTTCCAATAAATGTAGAATTATTAGCTGTAGTAATATTTAACCCAGCACGTCCACCTACAAAAGTATTGCTATATCCAGTAGTTCCAAAATAACCAGCTTGATAACCAACATAAACATTATGTTCATCTCCAGTACCAGTATGGGTGAACATAGCTCCCTCACCAACAACAACACACTTATTTACCGCAGTTGCAGCTTGCATAGCATCTGTACCTATCACTACGTTATTAGCTCCAGTTGTAAGACTTACTGCTGAATCCTTTCCTACAGCTACGTTCCCTGCACCAGTTGTACATGCTGCTAAAGCAACCCTACCAATAGCTACGTTTGAAGATGCTGTGGTACATTGTTGTAAAGCATCACCACCCATAGCTGTGTTAAATTGTCCAGTTGTGACGTGTTGAGCACATCCTTGACCCATAGCAGTGTTATTACCACCTGTGGTTAATCTATATAAAGCACGTCTACCAACAGCAGCACAGAAAGCAGCAGATGTAACAGCATCCATACAATCACTTCCTACGGCAACATTAAGTTGTGCTGTGGTAGCTTGCCTTAAAGCCTGATTTCCTATTGCTGTGTTAGTGTGTCCAGTTGTTTGTGCTTCCAGTGCTTTATAACCAACTGCAACAGAGCCTGAACCAGTCGTATTACTTTTTAGAGCTAAAGCACCCACAGCAGTTTGTGCTCCACCAGTATTTAAAGTTAGAGCCTCAAATCCAACTGCGGTGCACTGGCCATTTGTTGTACCAGTAGCAGCAGCACCTTTTCCAATAGCAGTGTTTTCTGTTCCAGTTGTGTTTGCAGCTAAAGCCTGATAACCAACCCCTGTATTGTTACTAGCAGTAGTGTTCGCTATTAAAGCTGCTTGTCCTATTGCTACGTTGTTACTACCTGTAGTATTAACTCTAAATGCAGCTTCTCCTATTGCTATGTTTCTTTCTCCAGTAGTAGTATCTCTTGCTGCTGTACTTCCTATGGCTGTGTTATTACTTGTAGTATTATTTGCTAGTGCTTGATCTCCAAGTGCAGTATTTCTCGCACCTGTTTGGTTTGCACCTAAACTACTATTTCCAAGTGCTACGTTATTTGTACCAGTAGTATTAGCATCTAAAGTGTTTGTACCAACAGCTACGTTTGCTGCTCCAGTTGTGTTTGCATTTAAAGCACTATCACCTACAGCTACATTACTAGAAGCTGTTGTGTTATTAGATAAAGCGTTTCTTCCAATTCCTACGTTACTGTCACCTGTTGTGTTATTTAATAATGCCTCTCTTCCTATTCCTACATTTAACTCGCCTTCTGTATTTGATCCTAAAGCATCTTTACCAATACCAACATTCATTCTTCCAGTAGTATTAGCATCTAAGGCATTAGCTCCTACGGCTACGTTGTCTGGACCAGTTGTATTTGCTCCTAATGCAGCAGTACCGACAGCAGTATTATTATCGGCTGTGGTATTAGCATCTAAAGATAAAGCACCTACAGCTACATTAAATTCTCCTGTTGTATTAGAACCTAAAGCAGTTCTACCAACAGCAGTATTGTTACCAGCAGTTGTGTTTGCCACTAAGGCATTAGATCCCACTGCCGTATTAGATGCTCCAGTTGTGTTATCCTTCATACTGTCATTTCCAACAGCAACATTATTAGCAGCAGTTGTATTATTAAGTAATGCTCTATAACCGACAGCAACACAGGCATTACCTGATGTGTTTGACGTAAGCGTTTTATGACCTAATGCAGTATTATTTCCACCGCTAACAGAAGCATCTAAAGCACTTTCTCCAAGAACAGTGTTACCAGCAACAGAGTTTACACCTTTTCCTATCAATATACTGTTTACTGTTACATCACTTGATGAAAGTTCACCTAATGGATTTAATAATTGAGCTTTAGTCTGAGACATTTATAGGTACTAGATATCATTCTTTTATATAGATATTTTAAATTGACTACACTCTGGACTACATCCCACCGTAACCCTGTTCCATCCTTAATTTCTTGTTTAAATCATCTATCTCTCTTTGTCTATTACGTTCCATAGCCTTGTTTTTAATCTTCTGATTAGATTCTTCTATCTTTTTAAATGTCTCAAAGTCATTAAAATTACCTAAGAAATTTTTTATGCGATCCATCAAACTAATTTGAGCCACTAATGGTCCTCCTCCTTCTTGTGAATATTTAGTCCTAGTAGCAAAATCTTTTATACCATCACCTTTCTGAGCATACTGGGTGTCTCCTGACATATACTGCTGCATATATCCTACTGGTTGATTATTCATTGCTACTGGAAAATCATTATCTCCCATTTTAAATCCCCTTTATTTGGTCTAAAAAATATTGAAGTCTAACCTTTAATGGCATTGGTTCTCTTGGTTCACTGGGTTCATCTGGCTCCAGTGGTCCTCTGAAAGGGAGGACAGGTGGCATAGATCTAACAAATCTAGAACCTTGCATTATTTTCTTTTACCTAGAAATTGCATTAAAAATACTTTACCTGGATTTTGTGATGCAGCATTCATGGGATTAGTTTTTTCAGCTGCCATTCTATTTGCTTCTTCATATGGAGCACTAACCATGTTGGCCTGATTTCTAGTCTCTTCCTGTTTTATTTCAGGTTTTGACATAAGATCACCTGGATCAAAACCTCCCATGTTAGGGATTCCTTGTTCCATTCTTCTTTTAAGTTCTTCAGCTGATGGAAAACTACGATGACCAGTATCTTCACCAGTACCAGTTGGCATTTGACGATTTCCCATGATGACACCTGGCATCGGTCCAGTTATCCCATACATATTTTTCTCTTGAATACTTGTCTATATCTTATCAGTAACAAATTTGCAGGTTCAGGGAGAAGACAACTTGTTTTTTACAGTACAAGCCCTTATACTTTGTGTAGAGGCAACTGTGTGTTCTCCCTTAAACAGCACCCTGAAGTAGAAATTATGGGTTGAGGGAGCTGCGTCAGGGAGAAGCCGTAGTTAGTTCTAAGAGAATATATAGAGGTATATATTATTTAGTACTAGTTGCGTTCTCCCTCATCCCACACATAAAATAGAGGTACTCTTCAAAAAAATTTTTATGGAGCAACATGTAGACCAGGTTCGCAGAGTGTTTAAGAAGAGTGGCTTTAATGATAAAGACATATACAGACTGGCTTCTGTACTAAGCAGACTAGAAGCAGAGGTAGGTTCTTCTAAATGCTGGAATGTAGGTGATGTCCAAGTTCTTGATAAAGCTTTTACAACTTCTCATGCCTACCATCCCTGCTATAAAGGTAAAAATGTTAACCCCTTAGTGTTAGCAATCTATAATATCTTTCCTGATGAAGAAAATGGTGAAGTCATGCTGATAAGAAAATCTATCTGCAAAAATTATCATTGTATGAATCCAAGGCATCTCTTTTATGGAGATCATATTGATCTAAAAATAGAGAAATGGAAGAGGAAAGGGGTTAATATTGATAAAAATAAGTACACAAAGGTCTTATGGATGTACAAAAATAACTCTAAATCTATGTCATATAGAAAGTTAGCAAACGAGTTTGACCTTAATTACAACGTAGTCCGTTCTATCTGTAACTATGAAAGAAGTTGATTCCAATCTTCCTAACGAGATCCTTAAATCTGTTAGAGATATAGAAATAGAAAAATTTATCGAGGAAGAGGGAGATGCTCTACGATCTCAACTCTGCCTCTGGCATATAGAAAACAAAAAAGGACATCATGGTAATTTCGGTTCTGCCTATCAATGTATGGATTGTATGAAAGAAATAGAAAAAGGTAGATGTGAAGTAGATATAGAAAACTTTGACATTGATATGTTCTATTACTTCCGTAGCTTCTGGCAGAAAGTTGATATCAAAGGAGAAGATGAGTGCTGGCCTTGGCTTGGAGCTATACGTAAAGATAAATACCAGACTGTTGCCTACATAAATAGTCCTTTTCATAAAGCCAAAACCCACTCAGCAGCTCGTGTAGCCTTCTGGTTATCTCGTGGATACACAGGAACACTGAGAATTACTCATAAAGAAGGATGTGACTACACTTGTTGCAACCCCTTGCATTTACGAATTATGGGGGTAAAGTTAGAAAACCCCAAGAAGATAGGGGAAATTAACTTACAACTTAGAAAAGGAAAGACTATCTATGACCACGCAAGAAACAACCGAGAAAAAAGTGATATGTAAGAATGCTGGAGTAAGCCCAGTATTCTCACACATAGTTCCTTACGAAACCTGGTGGGGACATGTAGCTATAAATGGTGAGATTAAATTTACCAAAACATATAAATCTAAAAAAAGAGCTTATAATGCACTGCAAAAGCTAAAAGAAAAGCTCAACTATGACTCCATAGAGACACTACAAGATGAAGGTTGTTATCCTGAACGTGTTAAAATTATTAAAGAATTATATGTAAAGGATGGTAGAGAATCAGAAGATCATCCTTTTCATAGTATGTACTCCGGTTTAGCGGAAAAGTACCTTAACAACAAGGATGTCTAGATTTTTATCAACTATTCCTACCAATCATGGTTTTGTAAACCTTGGGTTAGTAGAAACATATCCAACAGGAGGTAGTGGTCCAGTAGCTTTTGGTCCTACTTCCTACTTTGGTTCTGACCCTAGACCACCAGAAATAGGTGATAATTTAAATAATCCCATTGATCTTGGAGATTTTAATGAACTCTTCAGTACTAAAGATATAAAAGGAACTCATGGAGGATTAACTCGCAGACAGTCAACTTTTTATAAATTCACTTTATTTAAACCAAGATCAGTTCAGGTACTACAAAACTTCAGCACTACTGCATATACACAGAAGACAAATAGAAATACCTTAATAGCTTTCTACAAGGTAGAAGAAGCTAATTTTAAAAATGAATTACCTGTTAATGATGAGGGTTATTTAATTAATGAAGCCAGTATAGATGTAGAAGAGTATGATTCATTACAAAGAGATTATCCAACCCAGTTACTTAATCCCGGTAATTATTTATTTGTAATAACAAATGATATCAGATATCAAGATACAGAATTTTCTATAAGTTTAGCTGGATTTTCAACTGATTGGAGATTTGTAAATGAAACAGCTGATGAACAAATAAACTTTGGAAGTAGTCTTACAGAGGTTGTTCAATCAACAATTGATTTCGGATCAATAGTGACTGCATAGAATTGTACTGTTAGTCTTAAAATATATACAATTTTTCTATGAAAGTCATTACTCTTGGTCAGTTTGAAAGAGATTTAGACAGAATTTTAGATGATGTTACCGATGAAAATGAACACTATTGTGTAAAGACACCAGTGATTAGTGATTTAAAAGAAAAAGGTGGTCTGGTATGGGAAGACAAAGCTGTCATGATCTTACCAATAGAAGACTATGATTTATTAAAAGAGACTTATGATATGTGGCTTGTTAACTGTAAAGAAGAGATTACGGTTTAGTACCAAGTGAAGTCTTAGGTAAAGAAGCTTTATACATATCCTGTTCAGCTTTCATATATTCCTGTTGACGTTTCTGCATATCAGCTGCTCCAAAACCTGCAGCTTCTAATCTATCTCTCTTTGCTTTTCTTTCTGCTTTCAATTCATCCACATAATCTCTAGCCAATTGAAAATCTTTCTCAGGTATAACTGACTGATAGATTGTTGGAGCTGTAGGTGTAGGTCTATAAGTTACAGGAGCAGAGGGACGGGAACCCATTTTATTTCTCAAATATTATTTCTATAGTAATTTTATCAGCTAAATACTCATAACCTTTAGTAATTCCAAAAATTGTACTGGGTACAAAGATAATCAGTAGTAAAAATTCAGCCCAAGTAATACCTCTTTTCATGAAATTTATTCACCTATATAGTTGACTCTAACAAAAATAACAAATTTTGCTACTGGTGAGATAAATATAATCACGCTAGTCTTTGGCCATAAGTAAGCACTGCATGGATTTTATTGATTGGATGCTGACGGAAGGTAAAGATAATCCTATAAAATTAGAGCCGGTTACAAAATACAAAAGTTACAGGTTCAGGGATTTAGATATATCAAAAGTCACCACCAAGAATTATCAGAAGTTATTAGTAGACTCATTAGCTGAACAAGTTGAGATGTTCATACCACCATCAGGTAGTTTTGATAATCCATCTCTCAGACGTTACCTGACTATGGTGGAGAAGCATGAGACCTCAACCAATGACATGGTTCTTGGTCTATCTTTAGCTGACCAGATAAGAATAGCTTTCAGTGATATGCAGCCAGCTACTATATGTGATCGTTTTCCTGACATTGATCTCAACTCCAAACGACGTTATCGTTGTGTAGCAGAGTATCTGCTACGTCAAGAGGAACTGATTAAAGTCAGGGATAGAGAGGGTAAATTAGTAAAGAAGATAGGAAACGCTGGTAAACCTGTTGTTCTCTATCGAGGGTTACCCAAACTACATCAGACTTTAAAAAATTCTGACCTACTCAAATATGTAAGACATGACAGATCGAAGACAGAAGCTAGTAAAGAAACTACTGAAAGCAAATCCAAGTGAAAATGAGGAGAAGATGCTTACTCTCATTATCGAGAGGATATGTGCAGACATGGCAGACTTCTATGAAAAATTCTTTAATGCAGAAGGACCTGGAGTTGTAATCTATGCTCCTGATAGTACACAAAATACGATGTATTACATGACTACAAAAGAGTTAATAACTGGCTTAGAAGATCTTACTAGCAGGGGTATAGAAGGTGCTGCAGATGTAATGAGAAGAGCAATTGCTAAAGCTGAATCGATAGATCCAGAAAAAGAAGCTTTATTTATTATCGAAGATAAGAAAGGATTAAAATTATTTCACTTCAAGCGAGAAGAGATGATTAAACTGACTAAAGATTAATTATTTATAGATCATACCCTGATTAGGGTTGATTCCAAATAGACCTAGACTACTTGCTTCTGGACTTTTCACAGCTTGTTTATATTCACCTGTAGCATCAGCAACAGGCATCGGAGACAAAGCTGCTCTACCTTTTATAAAATGCATTAAAAAGTCTATTGGACTCTTCATTATTAACTAAATCCGCCAAACTGACTCTTACCAGGGGTATACATCTTAGAGTCAGGAAACTGATATCCAGGTACTGCTGCATCAGGATTTGCTTGTCTCATCTGTCCATCTATTTGAACAGGATCTGCTTTCTTGATCATTCCATCAGTTCCAAATATAAATTTTCTTAAAAAATCTTTCGTATCTTTCTGTCTCTTAGACTCACCTCTTTTATCGAAGTCTGTAGCTCCCCTAGTTATATTATCTATAGTTCCACCAAGTACACCAGCTAAACCTCTTTCCTTGGCTGCGTCAAAAGGAGTTTGTTGTGTATCATATCCAAATTGATAACCTCTCATATTTCTGAAAGCTGGATTCATTTCTAATAATCCTGGAATCATCCCTGGCATTGTCTTCTCTTGTTTAAATATTGTTTATATTATAACTTGACTGTATGAAGAAAAGTTATGAAACCTTTCGTAGGAACTTCGAGAATGCGAAAAGGATTTGGAATCTAGAAGAGGACTGGATAACTCCTGTTGAATACTTACCTTATATTGATGCTCTACTTGGTGATATAGATCTAGATCCCTGCAGTACAGAGAAAGCAAATAAAGATTTTATACATGCTAAAAACTTCTACACCAAGAAAGAAGATGGTCTAAATACAGAGATAGCATGGACTGGTAAAGTATATTGCTTCCCTCCCACCTACGGACGCTGCTCATACAGCAAGAAGCGAGGCTCATGGCGGTGGAGTCTACGTGGGGGTGCAGGAGCCATGAGTCCTTCTATCGCCTGGTTCAGACGCTTAGAGAAGGAGTGGAAGCTACGTAACATCTATGAGGCTTTATTCTTCTCCTGTAATCATGAGATGATGCGAGCATATCCTGACATGTGGAACTACCCTATCTGCATACCAACTGATAGAGCAAATCTAATAAAAGGTAATGATTATTATAGATTTGATAATCCTTTTACATGGGGATTCTTTATCTATCTACCACCACCTAGTCTGTCAGTAGAACCTGCAAGAAGATTCAGGGATATATTTTCAAATATTGGAAAGATAATCAATTAACTTTCATCATCATCTTATTTTGCAAGTCATGTACATGATCTATAGCTTCTGCATAGCCAGTACAAAACTTACAACTACCTAAAAAACAGGCAAGATACCGATCAAAAGAATGCTTACCACCTGGAATAGAATATCTGTGGACTGTTCCACCATGTTCTGTTGAAGATACGAGTTCTGGTAAAGGCATAATTAAGATTGTGACGCTCTGAATGCGTTTCTAAATGTAGTTCTAGAATCAGTATTACTCAACTGAGAGCCTAAGCCAAGTGCTCCTATAGAAACAGTTCCTCCCTGAGCAGGTAAAATAAATCTATTATCTTCTCTTCTTGAAGGTTCTACAGGATTCTTAGCAAGTTCTTTATCTCTTGCTCTGAATTGTTGAAGAAAAGCTTTGCCAGCATTATTATCAGGAACACCTTTTGCTTCCCTATATCTATTATCTACATCGTAGAGTTGTGAGAGTTTTTGAGCCATGATAGTATTTTACTAAAACCAACTGCAAATGAGTTCTGGTAATGTAAATCTTTTAGTTCCTGATGATGAGAGAGGTCGGACGGAATCTCTAATCGCTGCGATTTGTAATGATATTCGAGATCTTCTATTAGCAAAGAATCGTGCTTATGGGAATTCTGCATTAAAACCTATTAGGATATTTAGTAAAGCTGATGCCAGAGAGCAACTCTTAGTCAGAATTGACGATAAGTTAAATAGGATTAAGCAAGGTAATGATAGTTTAGAAAGTGATGAGGATGTAATTACAGACTTAATCGGATATTTAGTATTACTTAAAGTTTGGCAACATGAAAATGGAGGATCTGGATCTCGACTATGATGAATTAATGGAAGGTTATAGCGAAGAATTAGAATTAATTGATCTTATTGATTGGATCAAACACTCTAAATGTTTTTTGGAGATCCCAAACTTCCGGGTTCTTGATTCCAGTAGCGGAAGAAACGTCGTAAAACTTCCCCTGAAGGATCGAGTTCTTGAATCTTTTTTTCTAGATAATTAATACCTTTGATTTGGTTTACGTTACCATTATATGTTTCATGTATGTTTAGTAAACAATATTTTAACTTACACTTATGAGGTAGAAAGGTAGGAACCTCTTTATCTGGGGCTAGAAATAAATTAAGTTCAGTCCTACGTTGATCTATTACTAAATCAGACTTATTTAACCAGGCTTTATTAATAAAAGGAGACCACTCTCTAATCAATTTTTTCTTGTGACAGCCTGAGTTAATAAGTTCTAACAGCTGAGAATTTTTAAATGGAATAAATCCATTACTAAATGCATAACTAATAACAGCTGCTTTCTTTTTTGGATTCAATGGCCAGAATATTATCTTAGAAAGTTTGTGAGATAGTATCTGTAAATCCATATTTAATTGTTCTTCAACTTCTTTTTCAGTTGCACGAGTTCTATGCGTAACAACCTTTCCATGTATCTCCATACTTCCATATCCTATTCTCCATATTGATTCTCCATAGTCCTTATAAGAAGCAAAACGACCAGAACCCATAAGAGTCCTGGCCCGATTGAAATGTTTTATTAGTCTTAAAGAGTCTTTGTTTAGATAAGATGTATCTAATTTAAGGGACATCTACGGTGCCACCAAAGGTCACCTCAGAATAACCATCTGTTTTTAAAATGACAAGGTAGTCTTTAGCAGCATTGGTAACTGTCATGGCACAGGCACCTTTTCCTTTACCACTCTGTTCTATGTTACTGAATCCTGTGTACCCAGAAGGAGCTGAAGAACCTGCATAATCATCTTCCTGAAAGATCTCCACTGATTTAACACCAGTGCTTCTGTCAATGTTTATAATTATGTCTCCTGCACCAGCTGGATTAACACGGAAACCACGAATGTTTTCACTACGATCACAGGCATCTGTTGATCCGACGTAGGTTATCTCAGCACCATCTGTTTCGAGAGTGTCCAGAGTACCTGAAATTGTACGAGTAGCCATATTTATTAAGGGACTTGGTTAGCGTTTAAAAAAGTAAGAGTAATTTCAGCATCGATGCCATGATCTTTCATAATATTTATAAAAGTCTGACGTTCTATTGCTTTATTATATAGCATTTCAACAAAAGCTTCCTCCAACTCCTCTCGATCAAATTCTTTAATCGCTATAGCAGTTGCATGGATAGCAAACTGTTGATCTATATCTAGATCTAACATGATGTTTAATCATTATTCACTATCCTAACAGCAGAAATCGTGGATGCCATACCTGTCAGTCTTCATAGACTTTATTTTTTCTGGAAGAAACTATATCACTCTTCTTTAAACCCTGATTTAGCATGTAAGAGCTACTGGCATTTATTGAATAAAAGATGATAATAAAGGTAAAGACAAAAGGTTCCACTCAAACATCCTTGAAGTTACTAACATTCTAGACTCTATGATCACTGAAGCAGCAAGCCAGGACTTTCTAATCTCCTGTATTAGTGGGGCAAGTAAGCCTCAAATCATGAGGCATATGGAAGAATATTATGACTGTGGTGAAGAAGAGATTAAAGAATTAATGGAGATACATAAGTTTAAAAAGAAACCTAGATTTATAAATTACAAAAAATTTTATGACCTAAAGATACCTAAAACAGCAGAAAAACTTAAATATCCATTTACTCAGATATATCTACAAAAAAATTTTTTAAGTCAAGAAGAATGTGATAAAGCCATTGAACACATGGAGACTGAATTACATCCATCAGCAGTATCAAATGAAGATGATTATCTAATGATATCTGAATACAGAACATCTATGACCTGTAATTTCAGTCCTCATCTAACAAAATTAGGAGCTGATATAACTCTGAAGATAGGTCGTTACTTAGATTTAGATCCCTTCTTAGGAGAATCTATACAAGGTCAGAAGTATGAAGAAGGTGAATTTTATAAAAGCCATTGGGATTATTACCATCCTCTATCTACTGAGTATAAAACTTACTGTGAATGGATGGGTCAAAGAACATGGACATTTATGATTTATCTCAATGATGTAGAAGAAGGAGGAGAAACATATTTTAAATTTTTAGATCTGAAAATTAAACCAGAACCTGGACTGGCTGTATTCTGGAACAATCTATATAGTTTTGGCTGGCCGAACTTCAAAACTATGCATGAAGCATTGCCTCCTATTAGAGGTAAAAAATATATTCTTACTAAATGGTATAGAGCCTGGTCTCTTATCTAGATATCACAGACAGGTGCATCATCATCAGATTCAACAGAACATGGAGCAGTGTCTATAGGTTCTTTCTTCTCTTCAAAATGATAACTTGGTAAATATACTTCTACAAAAGAATTACATTTAGGACAGGATAGATTTGTAACCATAGCAAATTCTTGAGATGCTAATGGAAAATCTTCTCCATCCATATCGTGATCTCCTCCCCAGATCAACTGAACATTTGGTCCACAGTGCCAACAGTTCATCATCTCATGCAACCTCCTGTAATTCCTCTAAAACTGTAGATTTATCTATAGCTGCTATATCTTTAAGTCCATAAGCATCAAACCAAGGTGCATCAGCCCAGTCAAATCCTTCACCAAATGTATTATCTGGAGCAGCAACATACCAATGGCAAGCAGCATCAGGTACATCTACAGCACATTTGGACCAATCATCACTCCACTGTGGAACCTGCACCCAAAGCACAACTGCTAATAAAAGGTTAACTAGCATCTTTTTCTCTCGCTGTATGTAACTTAGATATAACATGTATAGGTCTTCTGTATGTCTCTACTGTGGCTGCACATCTAGGACATTTTAAAAATGTAACCATGTCATAAATATCTCTGTACTCATCATCATTATCAAGACGAGTATCACCTGTGTGTATTAATTCTGTACCGCAGTAATAACAATTCATGACACTAAACTATCGTGAAATTTGTTTTTAGCAACTACCAGTTGTAATTACATGCCCACCAGCCAGGTGTCAGTTTATCTTTCTTTTCTTTACACCTGTGACGTGCTTTAAAACTTGCTCTACGTTTAGGATCTTTATGTTGTAAGAAATCCTGCATACCTCTATAACCAAACCTTACTATCTTCTGTTTACCATCATCACAGGCTTTGACTATATATTTTTGTTTAGCACCCTTCGGAGCCCTCTGAGGTTTGTTACATTTCATCTTATCTTTTCTCATCTGGGCTTTACTCTTAGCCTCTTTACGACTAGACATTACAAATAATTAGATACTCTCTCTGGAGAATCAACAGTCATACCTACAGATCCACGCATAGCACGATCTCCTGCTGCTAAACCTCTTTCTTCCTGAATTCTCCTGACAACCTTTTCAACATCATAGTCATCTAAAAACTCTTTAGGATCTCTCATCAAACCTCTCCTCCCATAGCTTTATCGCCTTTAATACTCTTTGTAAAATTTTTTAAAAAAGCACTAGCCTCTACAGGGGCTCCTAATCTTCTCATTGCAATATCATCATCTGGATCATACTTAGCATCTAATGCTGCTGCTCTATCATTAGCTGTTCTTTCTCTAAATTCCATTGACTTATTCAGGTGTTAAATTCAACAATACAAAATGTTGATCTGTCCATTCTTTTATTTTACTTGCCTTTGCTTCTGAATAACACGGATGAGACTCATTAAAGTAATCAAACACCAACTGAGAACCTTTTCTGGAGTTACATTTACTACAACAGGCACCCATATTACTTCTAGTTGAATGACCACCTTTAAACTTTGGTTTTATATGATCAATGGTTGCAGTCTGTTCGGTAAGCTCGATATCGCAATACATACATTTCCATCCCCACGATTCAAAAATACTTTCTCTAAATTTTTTTCTCGCACTCTTTGGACTGGTAACAATAAGGTTTTGTAATAGTTCATTTTCCGTATGGAACATGGGCACTCATGCTTCATTAGGTCAACCCTAATGTGCATACATTTTCCTTACCTAGTTATTACTGGATTCTCTAGAATGCTTTATTTTTTCTTCAACATCTTCTAACAATCGAAGAGTGTAATAATGAAATCTATCTGTCACCCAGCGAAGATCCTCTTCCTTTATATCCTTGTAAATTGACTCAAGAAGTAGTTCACGGGAAGGACATTTAAGAAACTGAGACACTAATGCCAAAGCTTTAAAACGACCTTTTGTGAACTCATCAGTCATCAGCTACTACCCACCGCCTCTGCAACTACATCATTTTTAGCTTCTTCTTCTGAAAGCTTAGTCTCAATGATATTAATAATTTCAAGAGCACCTTCCACTTTTAGAAAGCCTTCTTTTGTACGTATCAAACTTTCTTCAGAGTTTTTGATGTTTGTAGCAAGCTCCATCCTTTGATCAACTAGTTGTTTTTTTAAATCTGCAATTAAAGTTTCCATAATTAAAAGTTACTAACTAATTACTAACACTATTTATCACTGGTAACAATCTTTATTGGTGCCTGTTCAATTCTTATGGTCTGGGTAGGTATAGCAGATGGTAGATTCTCTTTATCTTTTCCATCCTTCTTTTTCTTACCTACATCCACCGAAAATGTAGCAAGACATCCCGTAAAAACGCTGGCTATGAAAGTAATGTCCTTGGGTCCACCATCTTTTGCTAACCCTGGAAAAGTGATGTAGTTCAAAGAAATTATGAAACCGGCCCAGACCATTACACCCAAGCGTATAAAGGTTCCTAGAATTTCTAGTTGCTCTTCTTTATCATCAAGACTTTCTTTGAGTTTACCGAGTGGTCCTTTCTTCTTTGGATCTACTCCTTCTTTGTGATCTTTTGTACAAGACATATCTAAATTTGTATATAAAAATAGTCTACAGGCATCAATTTTTGATACAGAATTTCTGTTTATGGTGGTGGTAGACTTATGAATATTTATACTTAAACATCATGTGGAAGATACTACCTTTTCTTCTGTTGTTTGCAGCCCCAGTCAGAGCAGATATTACTTCGAAGCTATCAAGCAGTATCCAACTCCAGGTGAACGCTGCAGCAACCCAGGTTGAACGAATAGGAACAACCTATTCAGTAAGTGGATCTGGTGTTGATACAACTTACACACCAACTGGTGGCAGTGCAGTCTCAGATGGTATTGGAGGCTTAACTATAGCAAGTGGAGTAGGTTCAATACCAGCTCTAGAAGTTACACAAAAAACAGCGGGTAACAGCTTCTCATTCACACAATCGTTTACTCAAGGAGATGCGGTTGCTACAAGTGCTCCTAGTGTCGGAGCAGTAGGTAACTTCAGTAGTCAAACTTCTACTGCATCAGGATCAGCAGGCGACCTTGCCGGCACAATCACAACCGCTGGTGCGATCACACTAACTGGAGGCGGAAGTGGTACCAGTGCTGTTGGCCAATTCACCAGTGAGATCAGTATCAAATGAAGTTAAGGGATCATGCTTTTGCAATCAAAGAAAATGAAGATAGTAAAGATCCTGAAAAGTGTGATACCTGTGGTCGTACTAAGCTCACTGAGTGCGTCTGTAGAAGGCGTACCAGTGGTCCCCAACTTTCAGAGTGGTAGTCTTACCAGTCATACTGAAACATCCAGTACGGTAACGGAGACCATAAATGTGATCGAATACCAAACGGGCTGGCAATATACAGTAACTGGTAATAATATAAGCACAGATAGTAACAGCTTGGTGCCTCCTGCTACGAGCACAACCCAAGCAGTAAATGGGATTAATTCTACGTGGACAAGCCTAGATGCTACAAATATGCCGAACTTCTCTGTAACAGATTCAAGCAAACCTTGGCAACTGACAACAACACTCAGTCAACCAGGGCTAAAATCTCAGACCATAATCCAGAGAACCACCGAGGTAACTTCAGTCACAGACACGGTTTCCACGTTCAGTCAGTAAAGTATTTACTAGTTGCATTAAATATATTCAGTACTCCCATCTATGCCAATGAAGTAGGTGGTGTCAGTGCTACTGCCAATCCTGTAGCTAACAGCTCAGGTAGTGTTACGAATCAAGCAATACAGGTATTACAGGGACCATATATAACTAACACTTATGGCAATGGAGTTCAGTGTCAGGGATCTACCTTGAACATTACCCCCTTTGTAACTCTGAGTGATTCATGGAAAGAACCTTATCAAAGCGAATGGCTCGATCCAGTGTACGACAATAGTGATACCAACAACGATGGTGTGTTAGACAATCCAGGTTCCATACTCTATTACAAGCCAACTAGAACAGGTCAGAAATCAAATCATAATATTGGATGGGGCATCTCAGCTACAATATCCATACCACTTGATAAACGTCATAATGAGGGCTGCCTGAAGGCTGCTGATATACAAAATCAATATCATGCTCAGTTAGTTGCTAATAAAAGATTAGACTTTGAGATTTCAAGATTGAAGCACTGTGCCGAGCAAAGAAAACTTGGAGTGTATTTTCATCCTGACAGTCCTGCACATCAAATCTGTGCAGATGTTGTTGTGGCAAATCCTCATGGTGTTATTCCTAATCATCAACACGAGATTCCGAAATAAGTTTCTTCTTTCTTTTTAATCCTTTAAATTTTTCTCCCTGTTTTTTACCTAGTAAACCCTTAATTCTCTTAGTAACTTGCTTTAATAAAGGCTTTATTAACCTTAATAATAGGGGTGTAGAAGCTGCAGCTGCTGTTGCTACCACTGCGATTGCAGCTGTTGTACTTACTTGAGGTACAGTTGGTAATAATTTTTCGACAGGTGAAGTCAATTCATAGTTCGTTATGCAGGTCTGACCATCCTCTGAGAGCGTATGGGATACAACCTTTTCCCTGGATTCAGCATTACGCATATCACCTACCCTCTGGTCTGTAGGTCCAGGACAGGGTACATCTTCTTTAGGAACATCTGGTATGTCTAAATTAGGTTGAGGTGTTTCTAATTCTGGAGGTGGAGTTACAGGAGGAACTGACTGTTCCTCTACATATACCAGATTCTCTGGTTGATAATCCATAGGCTCAAACCAAGGAACAGAACCATCACACATGACACGAGATCCTCGTTCATCCTGATTTACAAGTTCTATAGAATTTTTATTTGCAGGATTATATTTAACACAACCTGGGACATCTACTATTGGAGATCCAATAGATAAAGTTACAGGTGGAGTCTGAGGTATTGAAAAATTTATATTAGGTAAAGGAATCGAATTAATTCCTATGTAATTTATCCCTATAGTTTGTATCTCAGGCACTAACAGTCTTGGAAGTCTCTAGCCATCTGACCACCTATCTCTGCACCTTGTTTCTGTCCAAACATATTAAAGAACCCTGCTACTAACCACCCAACATAAGGTATCTCTGTAAGAGCTGGAGTTATAGGAGCAGTAATACTGGCTGCTGCAAGCTTCCCTGTAGCCTCTCCAGAGCCTTCTGCTTTGATACATGCAATCTGTTTCTCAGTTAGTTCAGAGCTCTCTGAGACGCTTCCAGAGCCTCCTCCTGCTACTGACTGTTCAAATGTTTTGATTTCTGCTTTACCTAAACCAAGAAAACCTGCTGGTTTTTCAATCAGCTTTTCATTTCCAATTATTTTTGGTGAATGAGATTTATATCTAATGGTGTATCCTTTCTCTGTGACACTTGCTATGTAACTTGTATAAGGTCCTACAGGTAAATTTATTATTGGTAAATTACTTTTTTTATTAACTGTTGACTGTATCAAAGCAAAATGAGACAGTCCAAATAATATTCCTAAAGAACCTACAAATATTTTTTTAGATCTAGATGGTCTCTGACTGTACATTTTTCATGTTATATATACTTATTCTACTGTGATATTTATAAACTAACCAGGGTTTAAGCTGCTTCTAATGCAGCAATTCTTGTTTCTAGTGCAGTATTTTTTGCTGATAATTCTTGTACTGCTTTTACTAAAACAGGAAATAATTTATTTGGTGCAGCTTCTAATTTATCAGGGTTATCATCTAATACTAAATTTAGATAATCAACAGAAGTAGAAGACTCTACTGATTGAAATTCTTGAGCTATAAAACCAGCTTCATAAGTACCATCCTTACCTTGTTTACCATCTCTCGATGCCCATTTAAATTTTACAGGTCTAACTTTATTGATGAAATCTAAACCTATAGGCAAATCAATAATTTCTGTTTTGTCTCTTTCATCAGATAAAGAACTAATTGATGTTTGATTACAACGTAAGGCACTAATAGCACCTCCACCTAAAGTTACTGAATTACTTGAAGTATTACTTGATGGAGATGCTTCTTTTCCAATAGCGACATTACCAGTTCCAGTTGTCATATTTTCGCCACACCTTTGGCCAATATATGTATTGTCAGAACCTGTATTTAATTGTCCAGCATTTAAACCAACAAAAGTATTAGCACCAGCAGTCGTGATAGCTTGTCCACAGTTATGGCCAATAAGGGTATTACTTCCTCCAGTTGTTACTGAATCTCCAGCAAATGCTCCAAGAGCTGTATTTAATGCACCAGTTGTGTTATTAACTAAACAGTTTCTTCCAATTGCTACATTTTCATTAGCCGTGGTATTTTGTTGTAACGCATTTAAACCAATAGCTACGTTAGAACTTCCAGTTGTATTAAGTACTAATGTTTCTCTTCCTATAGCAGTATTGTAATTACCAGTTGTGTTTGATGTTAAAGCATCTCTTCCTACAGCTACATGTAAACTACCAGTAGTATTAGAGTTTAAAGCATCTTTTCCTACTGCAACATTATCATCAGCAGTTGTGTTGTTGTATAAAGCTCCTTTACCTACTGCAACATTATCATCTCCTGTAGTGAGCAATCCCAATGATTCAACTCCAACAGCAACATTATTATCCGCCCCAGTAGCAGCTTGCATTGACCCATGACCTATAGCAGTATTTCTTGATGCTGTTGTTATAGTCTGCATTGAAGTAGATCCAATTGCAGTATTTTGTATTGCAGTTGTTGAATTTTCTAAAGCCTGACTACCAACGGCAGTATTGTTGTTTCCACTACTATGATCTTTTAAAGCATCAAAACCAATAGCAGTATTATGAAAGCCATCTGTATTTGTCTTTAAAGCATTAGCACCAACACCTACATTGTTTTCTCCAGTTGTGTTTGATTGTAATGCTCTAGTTCCAACTCCTGTGTTATGACTTGCTGTTGTGTTTGCTCCTAAAGCATTAGCTCCTAAAGCTACATTACTACCGCCAGTTGTATTGACATCTAAACAATAAGCTCCTACGGCTGTGTTTAATGCTCCAGTAGTATTTGCTCCTAAAGCTATATATCCCATTGCTGTATTTTCATCTGCTGTGGTATTGGCATCTAAAGCTCCAGAACCTACTGCAGTATTTTGCGTTCCAGTTGTGTTTGCGAATAAAGCAAGCTCTCCAACTGCGGTGTTATTACTTGCTGTTGTATTTCCAGATAATGCTGATCTACCTAAAGCAGTATTAGTAGTACCAGTTGTGTTGTTTTGTAGAGCAAAATATCCAAAAGCTGAGTTGTAATTTGCTGTCGTGTTTGAAGTTAAAGCACCATAACCAAAAGCCTGATTATAGTTTCCAGTAGTATTTGCATCTAAAGCTAAACCACCTACTGCTACGTTCTGCGTTCCAGTTGTGTTTGCTGTAAGAGCACTTTTCCCTACAGCAGTATTATTACTGGCTGTTAAATTATTAGATAAAGAATTGTTTCCTAAAGCAACATTATTAGATCCTGTTGTATTTTTACCTAAAGCATTACGACCAAAAGCATCGTTGGTAGATCCTGTTGTATTTGCATCTAAAGCAATAGAACCACAAGCAGTGTTATCTGCACCAGAAGTATTTGCTGTAAGAGCATCTTTACCAATAGCAGTATTATTTCCACCACTTACAGAAGCATCTAAAGCACTTTCCCCAAGAACTGTATTACCAGCGACAGAGTTTGCACCTTTACCTACAACAACACTATTAAATGTAAAGTCTTGTCCACTGACTATCTTAGCTGGAGTGACTGTCCCATCTGCTGGAGTCTGTATATCTATACTCTGTGCTAAAACAACTCCAAAGAAAGTTAATCCACTGGCAGGAGCTGTAGTAAATGTAATAGTACTGGCTGCAATTGTATAATCTGTTCCTGGATTCTGTACTACACCACCAACAGAAACTATTATCGCAGTATCTTTTCCAGGAGAAACATTAGATCCTCCTGACTGCAAAGTAAAAGCAGTCGTGCTTCCATTAAAACTACCAGATATATCATCTACTTCCCTATTCTCTCTAGGATTAGGTGCTACTCCTAAGTATGGCATTATTTTTTAAAGATATCTTTTATATAGATATTTTAAATTGACTAATTTTATGCAGCCTCTAAAGCTGTGACATTTATCCTTCGTAGAGGGTTTTACCTTTTACTATTGCTGCATCTATTTCTGTAAAATCTTCTGTTGTCCAAATAGAACTTCCATCTTCATGTTTAAAGTCCTTAATAAGTTCAAGATGATCTACATTTCTTTTAATTCCTGCTTTCCAAAAATCCTCAGTTTCACCTGATGCTGTTCTGTCTATGTAGGCAGCATAATCTGCATCACGATTAATGAAAGTGACACTATCTCCGGAAAGCCTAAAAAGGTCTGCTATTATTTCTGTTGTGTAAATCATATTTAGAATTAATTTAATACAATTCTACCCTGCTTCAAGGGCTGTGACTTTTACGGATAACTCTTGTATTGCTTTTACTAATAAAGGTATTAAATTTCCTTGCTTTGCTTCAAGTCTGTTAGGGTTTTCATCTTGAACCAACCTTAAATATTTATAACTTGATTGTGATGTCTGTAATTCTTGTGCAATAAAACCAGCATCAACTCTATTATCTTTAATATTTCCATCTCTGGTTTTCCATTTAAACTGTCTAGGTTTTAAAGTATTTAAGAAATCAAGCCCGACTGGTAAATCAACAATATCAGTTTTATCTCTTTCGTCAGATAAAGAGCTAATCGAAGTATCATTACAGCGTAGATTATTATGACCTGTGTTACCTAATGTGATCTCATTACTTGCAGTTGCACTCGAAGGTGAACCAGCAAGATTTAGATTATATGTACCTGTGGTTGAATGATAACCAGCGTTAGTACCAAAACTATTTGTCTGATCTCCTGTAGTAAGTAGCATGTTTGCATATCTACCAACAGCAGTGTTATTACTACTTGTAGCAGAATATAAAGCGTTGGTTCCCATCGCTGTATTATTAATTCCAGTCACGTTTTGGTATAAAGCAGCACCTCCAACAGCAGTACATTGCCCTCCAGTTGTATTATTATGAGCTGCACTATTTCCTACTGCTGTTAAATCATTAGATGTTGTTCTATTAATTCCAGCAGAAAGTCCAACACAAACATTTCCACTTCCTGTAGTAATTGCTCGACCAGCATATGTACCTATCGCTACGTTGTGATTTCCTGTAGTAACAGCAGCCAGGGCATCAACACCAAACGCATTATTTTGTACACCAGTAGTTAAAGATCTTAAGGAATCAACACCAAAAGCATTATTAAAATATCCACCAGTCATTGTGTCTAATGCACCAGCACCTACCGCAGTACAGGAATATGCAGTTTGATTAAGCTTCATAGCATCCCTACCTACAGCTGTATTTTGACCGGCAGTTGTATTTGCATTTAAAGCTGCATAACCCACAGCAGTATTACTTGATGCATTTGTGTTTGCTTTTAAAGAATCAGCACCAACTGCTGTATTGAATGCTCCTGTAGTATTAGCTAATAGAGAAGTTGTACCGAAAGCGGTGTTATAAGATGCTGTAGTGTTTGCACCTAAAGTATTTTTTCCAAAAGCGGTGTTATAACTTCCTGTAGTATTAGCGTCTAAAGCATAAGCACCTACAGCAGTAACGTCTGCTCCAGTTGTATTGTCATTCAAAGCAACAGCACCCACAGCTGTATTATTACTCGCTGTGGTATTAGCATCTAAAGCTGTAAACCCTATAGCAGTATTACCTGATCCTGTTGAGTTTAATCTCAAAGCATTTAAACCAAAGGCAGCATTATCATTACCTGAAGTAGTGTCTCTTAAAGCTTGCATACCACAAGCAGTGTTGTTATTTGAATTACTAGCACCCATAGCACTTACACCTATTGCTACGTTGTTACTACCTGTAGTATTAGCATCTAAAGCTAAAGCTCCAACAGCTACATTTGAAGCTCCTGTTGTGTTACTTTCCATAGTCATAGCACCAACAGCAGAGTTATTAGTACCAGTTGTATTTGCTGTTAAACAATCCTTACCTACCGCAGTGTTATCATTAGCTGTTGTATTTGCTCTTAGAGCATCTTTTCCTATGGCTGTGTTTGCTGCTCCAGTTGTGTTAAACAATAATGCTTGCATACCAACAGAAGTATTAGCTGATCCAGTTGTGGTATTAGAACCAGCTTGTACACCTATTCCAGTATTAGTAGTACCAGTTGTGTTTGCTGTTAGAGCCCTGTCCCCTACTGCTACAAGATTATCGCCTGTTGTGTTTGCTATTAAAGCCTGATAACCAACGGCTGTGTTATTAGATGCAGTAGTGTTACTTTCTAAAGCATCTCT